GCCGCTCTAAGAGCATTCATGTCATAAAGGTATTGCTCAAATATATCGTTTTGAGCTTGAATAGCAAATAGATTAAACTCTTGAGGTGTTAAATAACCTCTCTGCTCTTTATTAGCTAAAGCTTGTACTGTTTGATATACTGTGTCTACGTTTACTGGCATTTTGTTTTATTTTTTATAAGGAAACTTCTTATTTAGTTTCTCTTTCCTTTCATTACAACCACAGTCTTTTATAATTCCTTTATCTTGAAGCATATTAGTAAGAGCGCTTAATCCCGTGGCGTTTGTTATTTTTTGTATTGTATCACCTAGACCTTTTGATTTCTTTTTCTTCATAAATTTTAATAAATGGTCGCCCCGAAGGGCAACCATATTATTTTGTTATTCATTCAATCTTTTCTCTATATTAGAGTAGATTTCCATACCTTCATCAGTTTTAAACCAATGCGCTAAAGCAGTATATGGATGCTCGTCAAATGGTATAACCATTAATTTCCTCCCGTTACTACCCCACAAAAAGTTTCTTTGATCAGTGGATAATCTTAGTATTCCAGCTTCTACAGCTCTAATACCAAAGTTTCTTAGCATTACATTTTCATCATCCGCTAACTCTAAGAAGAGTTTAGGATTATTCCTTGCAAATACTAGTAAATCTCTTTTAAGTTCCTTAGAACTCAATTCAGATACCCCAGAACCTTTCTCAACACGCATGATAGCTTCAGCCATATCTATATCTATATTCCTAGCCGCAACTAAAGCGTCAACTTGTATATTTAACACATCAATCTCTTCAGCAGCAAGACCTTCTGGTTTATATTCTTCATAGACACTATCTTTATGTGGATGATATAAACTTAATAATTTTTGTAAGGTTACTTTTTCTTTTTCTACAAATAAAGTACCAGATCTAAAGATAATATGTTCTAATCTTTGATCTCCTTTCATTTCATCAACAAATGATGTTTTTTGATTTTGGCAGTATTTTAATTCTCTTTCATAACCTTTTTCTTCATCAAAATAATAAATATTTGCAGATCTAATTAATCTTGATAGTGGTTTTTTACCATCTTTTAGAGTATATAACCTATCTTTTATTTCCCATTCGTTTTTTGGCTTTACTCTTTCTCTTGGTTTTGGTTCTGGAGTTTCCATAACCGGTGTTTCAACTTCTTCGAAGTCTTTTTCTATTAAAGGTTCTACAACCTTTTCTGTTTTTTGTTTTTTTGTCATAATATAATATATAATAAAATTAATAAAAATAAAAGGACCGAGGCCAAAGCCCCGGTTCTTTAATATAATAGTGCTTATTTCATTAACATGAAATTGTTAGCACCTTGTGTAACTAAACATCTTTCAGAAAGCATGTGGATTTGCATCGCATCAAGCGCCGAAGTAGCAGCACCAACCGAACCAGTAACCCATGATTTCATTCGTCTGTCATCAGTTTGAGAAGCTCTGTATCTAACGTGTAAGAAAGGACGTTTAAGATTCTTTCCTAATTGTTGATCATAAACTGTAGATGTACCAGCTGGAACTATAACCCCTCTAATAGCAGCACTAGTAGCAGCAGAGTTAATACCACCTCTTGTAGCTTTGTCATTTAAGTATCTCATATCAGATTTGTAGAAATCGTAAGATCCACGTCTGAAACCAGAGAAACCTAAGTTTAACGCCATATCTTCTGAGTTGTTGAATACTCCATAAGAAGTACCACCAGCACCATAAGAATTCATAGAAGCTAACATGTCATCCATCGCTAACGAAGTAGCTCTGTTTACAAACATCATGTTTTCTTCAATAGCACCTTGATTATCAAACTCAGCTAAGATAGCGTCGAATTCAGCTAAATCAGTAGCAGCGTTAACACCAGTAATACCAGAAGTTAAATTACCTCTATCTTCGATAGCTGCAAATAAACCTTCAGTACCAGCACCATTAAGACCAGCATCAGCAGCACCTCTAACTTGACTGTTAGCACCGAAACCAATGATAGATGCAGCAGCTGTTTTTTCAGCTTCTAACATACTCATCTCTAAGTAATCGTTGAAACGAGCTCTTGTATCAGATTCAGCTTTTAGATACCACATGTATCCAGAACCACCTCCTTCAGAAGTTACTTCAACCCAACCAATTCTAGAAACATCAGAACCTGATACTTCGTAGTAATCTTTCATAATGATTGGTTTATTGTGGAATGATTTGAATGTAGGTTCGTTAGCGCCTCTTGAATCAGTTTTATATGTACCAGTTTCATCAGCATAAGATGCTCCTTTACCGTACTCAGAACCAATAACTAATAAAGTAGCTGCACTCGCAACTTCAGAATGAGTAGTTAAAACAGCTTCGCTATAAGATTCAAGCGAAACAACGTTTGAGTCTGGAGTTTCTACCACTAAACATTTTGAAACTTTTCCAGCAGTTGCTAAAAGCACAACATCGTTTACTCTAATACCGTGAACTCTACTTGTTGAAGTACCTACTGTTGCATCCCCGTCGATATCTTGAACGACTGAAAATGTACCATTTGTATCTCCATTTAAATCTATCGTACCTACGTATGATAAATGTAATCTTGATTGCTCAGACCAAACAACTTGGTCAGCACTCATAGATTCTTCAGCTCCAACTTGTGAAAGAAATCCAGATATAGTCCTAGGACCAAATACCTCTGCTTCTTTCTCCATTAAATCTGGTAAATATTGTTGCGCCCATCCTTGTCCGGATGTAGACGCAAGATCTAAGTAATTTGTAGATAATGTTTGCTTTATGTGAGCTGGAACACTATTCAAATTACCTCCTGCAGTAATTGCCATAATTTTTTATTTTTAAATTGTTAATTTTTGTTTTTAATTTTGTATTTAAAATCAGCAGTTGTATCGCCTAGCACTTTTACTTTAATACCACTCGTATCGACGTTGTTATTTAACTCTTGGCGTGGATCCATATTGATATTTTTGGAATCCGTAATGCTACTTTTTAGTGCATCAGTTTTTCCTTGTTCATAAAAATGTTTTGCGATAATATCAGCATTCATTGCTGTAAATAAGCTTTTATGATAACCCGCTTCATCCTGCATGTGATTGTTTTTATCCAGAAACTTTCCGATAAAATTATTAATATCACTTTGGGTTTTCTTAACTTGACTTACATCATTTACGTTAAATCTATAATTTTTATCTCCGACGTTATATTCAAAACCTTTGAATTTGTCTCCAAAAAACCTATTGGTTTTATTTAAAAAATTAGATTTAGCTTCACTCTGATAATTTTTGTTTTTCTGTGATTTTTGATAGAAATTAATTGCTTCTTGTTGCTCGTTTGTGAGTTTCGATCCACTTTTAATTTCTGAATAATATTTGGTTTTGGTCTCTTCCAAATGAGTTTTAGCATTTGCAACTTGCTCTTTTAACGCTAATTTTTTTCTTTTAATATCTCTATCCTCATCTACATCTTCACTATACGAAAATTGATCTTCCATGAGAAATTCAATTTCTTCATGGTCTAAATGAGGTTTTGTTTGTTTATAGTATTCTTGTAATAACTCCTGATTCTCCATTTCAGAATAATCTCTATTTAGTTTCACATAGTCATTTAGATCACCGCCGGTCTCCTCCATGAAACTTACTAATTTCTCTATATTTTCCGGTAAGGGTTTACCAGTCTCCATAGATTCTTTTATAACTTCACCAACTTCCTCTGCTATTTCTTCAACTTCTTTTTCTTCTTCTGTAACTTCTTCCATTATTGGTTGATCAGTAGTAGTTTCTTCTATAACAGTTTCTGTTTCTACCTCTGTTTCTACTGGTTTGTCTAAGTCAACTTTAGTTACTGTTTCTTCAATAACTTGTGGTTCCATTTTCATTTTTTCCTTAACCTTCGTAACATCACCTTTTGTTTCGTTACCATCTGGTTGTTTTTCTACTTTTTCTTTTACTTTTAACGAACCAGTTTCGTTATCCACGATTGGCTGTTCTTTTTTCTTTGCCATAATATAATATAATAATAGTTAATAAATATTACTTAGGACCAAACGATCCTAAGTTGAATCCACCCAATACATCATTACCTGCTGATTCAAAGTTTTTAGGTGGTTTTTCGTTTTTTCTTTGATCTATAAGCTCACTTTGTTGAGTTGCTTGCATTTTTGTTCTATCGTCTTTTCTATTTTCTTTAGAATCATCTCTACTTTTAAGAGTTTGTACTTCCATTTGCTTCAATTGCATATTAAAACTAAACTCTTTTTCCATTAATTGAAGTTTGGCTTGGGTCTCTTCTACAACCAATCTTGATTTTCCATCTGTTTTAATACTTTCTAATTTTATCTGAGTATCAATCATGGCTTTATTTTTCTTAATTTCAGCCTCTGCTTGAGCCGCAGCTGTATCAGATTGCGCTTGTCCCTGTGCTTTTGTTTGATCTAATGATCTAGCGTGATCTTCCTCTCCTTTTTTCTTACGTCTCATTTTTAACAATTGATTTGCTAGTTTAACATTTTTAATCATTCTCAAATCTATTGCATCTTCTAACTCTATACTTTGTTGTGATAGTGCTGTTTGTATATTGTTCTCTAACATAGCTTTTTCTTCTTCATCTGGTTCTAGTTCTAAGAATATACCAAAATCATAAAGATGTAAATTAGCCATCTCGTCTAAAGTAGCTACATTATGTGCCCCTATAGATTCAATAAATGCGTTTCTTGTTGGGGAATACTCTATAATATCAGATATTCTTAATGAAAGTTGCTCTGCTATTTCAGTTGTTAGATATAATCCAGAATGCAATATATGTCTAGTAGCTGTATTTGAATTTGCAGCGGCCATCTTTTGCACACCCACTAAAGATCTTTCCGCTGGAGTAGAACCATCTGTTGCTTCATTTAAACCAGTCACATCTCTTATCATTTGTAGATAATAATTATATGTACCTATTAGTTGTTGCATTTTACCACTACCTGCACCGCTTTGAATTTCTTGAATAGGTATTTTACCAGGATTACCGTCACCATCTATAGTCATAGATCTACCAATAACACTACCTGTTTGGAAGAACATATTTAAAGCTTCTTGTGGATTATAGTTTGTTCCATTTCCTAAATCAACCTCAGCTAAACCATCTACATCTAAGAACACTCCATCGGGCGTCATTCGTGATAATACTTGTTGTATTTTTAAATGGGTTAATTGGATCATATCTGCAAAACCAGTTATACGATTAACTAATGAATCAATTCTCCCCTCATACATTCTAGGGGCAACAATAGCGTAATTCATTTTAACTTTAGTATAATCGCTTTTAGGACGCATCATATTACTAGCCTTCTCCCATTTAATTAACTTATCAGTACCTAATATATAAGCACCTTCATATAAACACTCTAAAGATCTAGCAACTTTTTTATATTCCCCACCCATACTATGGGGAGGATTAAACTTATCATCTTTCTTGATAGGTTTTTCACTTCCAGTTGCAGTTTTTTTCATTTTATAAACCTCGTTCATATAGGTTTTATAATTAAAATAAAGAATGTCTACTTTGTTATTATCAGAATCTGG